ATCACAAAGATCGAGGGTGAGAAGTTGACAGCGATCAGCTTTACTGGTACAGGTAAGGTTGTTCACACCATCAAGGATATCTTGTTCAACCAGACAACAGTTCGCGTTGTTGTATCAATGGTTGGAAACATTGGTGGTCAGATGAACCCAATGATGATGATGGCACTTATGGACAAGGAGTCTGGATCTGGTAAGAGTCTTGACACAACTGCCTTGCTTGCTATGATGTCTATGAACCAGAATGGTGGAAACCTTGGCATCAATCCAATGATGATGATGCTCATGGGCGGAGGCGATGATAAGTCATCACTCAAGGATCTTCTACTCATGTCTGCAATGACTAGTGGCAATGGATTCAATATGTTCCAGGGCTTCGGTGGTATGCAGCAGGGTCCAGCAAAACCAGCAGCAGAAGTAAAACCTGAAGGGGAAGGCGCTGCTGAGTAAGTAGGATTATTGAGATAGGTACTTTTCTGTGGGAAGTACCTATTTCTTTTTAGAATTAGGATAGTATGAGCAATGCAATTTTTAGATTCTTAGGTTATTATACTGATTACGAGTATAAGATCCAAGGAATGAAGGACTATAAGAAAGCTGGTAATACTGCTTGTTTTGCTGAGGCCCTTCAAAGAATGAGATCTAATTTTGAAACGAGTGAAAAATTTAGCGGGTCTTACAAAATCAAGATCTATAGAACACAGTATCAAATTAGTAAGAGTAAAAGCAATTTCTGCCTACTTAGTAAGAAAGAGATCAGAGATTATATAAATATTCTCAAGAAAGTAGTTAAATTCAGGTGGAGATTCTTGAAAGACAATAAAGACTATTTTACTGTCAAAGCGGATATCCAGGAGGGTTATCATACAACACATAGGGCAGTTCTATTTTGGATTAGAAACTTATACGAGTTCCCATTTAATGTACTTGTGAAAGATGCTGAGTTATTCAGAAAAGATCACAGGTATAGTTATATTGGTGCTCTCAACATACACAGACTTGTTTATATATCTAATTGTCTTAACGAGGATTGTCATTCAATGTTTAAGTATCGCTATAATAGTCTTGGGACATTGGATGAATACCAGAGAGCGTTTAACAATGACAGAGAACTCTACGTGTCTGATACAATCCGTGATATTGCTAACAGTATTGAAATTGAGGGACCAATCGGAACTGCTTGTTCTGATCTAGATAAACTTAAGTCTCTGGAATTTTGGACAGAACCAGAAGATGACTGTCCACAAAGAAAAGATAGGTTTGAAGTGTACAGTAAGAATTTAAAACATTATACTAGAAAAAGATGAAAGTATTTGTAGTAGGATCAGCAGTTTATTATGCTAAGTTTCTGAAAAATGTAGAACTAGTAGAGAAACAAGAAGATGCTGATGTGGTATTGTTTACAGGTGGTGAAGATGTTGATCCAAGCACCTATGGACACCGCCGACATCCTCGCACATATTCAAATATACTGAGAGATGAGGAAGAAATCGAAGTGTTCAAGAAGATTCGTAATGATCAGCTTGCATTTGGTATCTGTAGAGGCTCTCAGTTCTTATGTGCAGTTAACGGCGGAAAATTGGTGCAAGACTGTAACAATCATGCAATAGGTGGTACACATGAGATAACTGATGGAATGTCTGTGTACGATATAACATCAACTCATCACCAAATGCAGTATCCATATAATTTAGGGGATTCAGAGTATGATGTTCTCTACAAGTCACTAGAAAATAGGTCAAACTATTATGAGGGAGACGATGAAATAGATAGTGACAAGATAGAGAAACTTGGAGAGCCTGAGATTGTACTGTATAAGGTAGAGGGAAATCCAGTATCTCTTGCAGTACAGGGACATCCAGAAATGATTCCTACATCACCAGTTGCGGAGATGATTAGTGAGTTAGTTGAAAAATACGTCAAAGAAACTAAGAAAGTATGAGACTGAGAAACATTACAGTAGGTGCAGATCCAGAGCTTTTCATTGTAAACGAAAAGACTGGAAAAGTAGTATCATCAATTGGTATTATCCCAGGTGAAAAGGGTAATGCATGGAAGTCTGATGATATGCCAGAGGGATTTGGCATTGAGGTAGATAATATCCTAGGCGAGTTCAATATTCCACCTTGTAGGACTAAGGAGGAATTCATTAACAACATTGAATATATGAAAGATTATATTGATAGGTTTGTTAAGGAGAAGAACCCAGACTTAGGAATTCAGTGTATTGCATCAAGAGAAGTGGATGAAGATCAATTACAGTCAGATGAAGCTAAGCTCTTTGGTTGTAGTCCTGATTTCAATGCTTATACTGAGATGGAGAATGAGAAGCCTGATGGTGAATCAACAAATCTTAGGTCAGCGGGTTTTCATATTCACATTGGATATGATAACAATGACATAGATACTTCAGTCCAGCTTGTTAAGTACTTGGATCTCTACTTAGGGGTTCCAGCAGTAATTGATGATCCCGACAAGAAGAGAAGATCACTTTATGGTAAGGCAGGTTCATTCAGACTTACACCTTACGGAGTTGAGTATAGGTCATTATCTAGCGCTATGATGAAGGATAAAAAGACCCTCAAGAAAGTTTGGTATAGAATTGTATCAGCTATAGATGCATTCAATAATGAGAGAGAACTTCCATCATCTAGTGCAGTAAGAAAAGCAATTGATAACAGTTCAGTTGAGATGGCTAAGAAATTAGTTGAACAATATTACTTAGTATAAAGTTATGTGCGGAATATTTGGAATAATTAATAAAAAGAAAAGCGATTTTGATAAGACAACCTTTAATGTCTTAGGTATTAATAATGACACTAGAGGAGGCGATTCTTGTGGTGTTTTTATTGATGGTCGCTATGAGTATGGTGTAGACGATAAGAGTTACTATGAGGAATTTTTTGAGACAAGTAAGATCTTAAAGACTACCACTAAGTGTACTATTGCAATCGGTCATGATAGGAAGGCAAGTGTTGGTAAGATTGATAAAACTACTGCACAGCCAATAGTCCTCAAAAACAAAAAAGGTGAGGTAGAGTTTGTAGTGATTCATAACGGAACTATCTACAACTATCTTGACCTGGCTAAGAAGTATATCCCAGGTGTTAAGATCGACGGCCTAACTGATTCACAAGTTATGGCAAGGATCTTTTACTACAAGGGATATGATGTACTAGAAGAGTATAATGGAGGTGCCGTTTTTGTAGTCGTTGATTATAGACAGCCAAAACCTAAGGTACTATTTTTCAAGGGTGCATCTAAGAAGTACAACACAGGCAAGGAGATGGATGAAAGACCGTTCTACTTCTCAATTGATCCAAAGCAAGGGTTAGTATTCAGCTCCATCAGTACATACCTTAAAGCACTTAGGCCAGAAGGAGAGGTGTATACTATCAAAGCTAACCAACTGATAGACTACAACAATGAGACCTGTAAGATGACGATTATTAAGAACGTTGACAGGTCTAAGCAACAACAGACAAAGGAATACACGAACAAGTATACTTTTGCAAGTGAGATTCCTTCTAAGTGGAGCGGTTATAGTAACAGTAAATACAGTTGTTGTGGATATACAGAATCATCCTATGTGAAGGTTGACTATCTTAGCAATACTTATTCAAACAAAAAGGGTAAACTACACGGAGAGTATCATATGACAAGATATGGGAAATTCGTGAGCCCTGATAGTAAAGATCCAGAGGTATTTAATGTTTGGTTCTTTAATGGTATTGCGCTGAAAGGAAAGGAGGAGTTTAAGTTTCTTGAGTATTTTAACAAGAAAACAAAACTGGATATCAACAAGTTCACAGAGAGATATCAAAACTTAGTGAGGTCAATCAGTGTGGATGGCCTGTACTGGAAGGAGATAGATGGTGAAGAGTATCTAGTCAAGGCAATTAGTACTGATGATTTCCAGAAGTTTACAGGTGGCTTTCAGATGTTAGGTCAATCTAGTAATAAACAGTACTTAGTTGGAAGGTATACTGGTGACTGTTACTCTGGATTTGATAGACCTTTCGTATTTAGAGATGAGAAAGATAAGTTCAATATCAAAAGCTTCTATAAGATATGCAAGTTATTGATGAAGTCAGCGGTAATAAAATAGATGCGTTTTCAGCCATCAAGGTAATCGTTGGACTGAATAAAGAAGATGAGACTCTTATTTATGGTTATATAGATTCAAAACATTTAAACCTAACTAAGAGAGTACTAGTAGGTTCCAGAGGTGCGATTATGTATGTACTTACTACTAAATTCCCTGAAGATGAGCTATTCTTCAGTAGGTATTATGGTTTGTATAGGACTAAGATAGGACTCTCTCAAGCAGATATACAGAGAGAGTCTAAAATTCTAGGTAAAGGTAGTTTTCCGTATAGCTTTGAAAGGATGTACGAAGCAGTTGACAACTTTCAGATTTTCCAAGACAAGGATAAGCTGATTGATACTGAATTCAAACATCCCCTCGCTAAACAGATGAACTATACATTTGGCTTAGAGTTTGAGACATGTAAGGGCTATATACCAGAGGATATTTGTTTCAGAGATGGACTAATTCCGCTTAGAGATGGATCTATTAGTGGGCTTGAGTATAGTACTTTAGTGTTACAAGGAAATTCTGGACTATCTATGCTAAAACAACAGATAGGTACCTTACAGGAATATACGAGGTTTGACAAAGACTGCTCCTTACATATTCACTTCGGCGGTTATCCATTACAGGCTGATAAACTATGGGCGCTTTATTCAGTGTGCTATAGAATTCAGAACAACCTTAAAGGATATGTACCTAAGTTTACATTTTATAGTAGTAGGTATAAGAGTTCTGGGAAGGATTATTGCAAATTCCTACCAGACTTTGATAGCTTTAACGAACTATATGAAACTTTTGTAGGGAGAAGATTCTTTGGTGACTTATCTCAACCACATCCAAATGATCCAAAGAGATGTGCTAAGTGGAGAATCCCGCACAGATATTATTGGGTTAACTTTATAAATGCAATGTGCTATAAGGTTAACAAGACAATCGAATTTAGATTACTTAGACCAACATTTAATTATGCAAAGATAACATTATGGATGTATGTGTTTAATGCAATCTTAAAATATGCCGACAAACATTCAGATACTTGTCACTTAGGACTAGATAAATCAAGCCTAATGATTTCAGATATACTGGATGATGTCTACCCAAAGAGACTTGCTAGTAAACTTAAGACTAGATGGAATCGTCTTAGTAAGGCAGTATTAGATCAAGAGAAAAAGGGAGATTACATAGGCAGTAAGGTTGACATAGATAACAAGTACATACCAGTATTTGAAATAATCTAAAGAACGAAAAGAAAGTAGTAGAAAGTTAAATTCTACTACTTATTTTTTTATAATTCCTCAATCCATTTCAAGACAAGGTTGATACAAGACTCTACATCATCCCAGTGGCATTGTTCGTATGGTTGATGCATGTTTCTGTTAGGCAAGCTCAATAACATAGTTTCACAGTTTGTTGCATGTTCCTGTATTGAACTTGTATTAGTACCCCCTGCTCTACCAACACCGATCTGATAAGGAATGTTATTTTTATCAGCCAAGTATTTCATAGTATCGCCAATTCTTCTTGACTTTGCTGGACCATACTCTATTACTACACCCTTGCCCAGACTAATATCACCGTACATTGCTGAACTGATACCAAGATCCTTTTCAGTACTTGGGCAAACGTCAAAATCGATGCTTATTTCGGGGTCAACTCTTCTGGCTAGTACTTTTGCGCCTCTAAGTCCAGATTCCTCACCCGCTACACCTGCACCAAATAATGTGATGTTCTTTTTCGCGAGCAAGTCTTCATCTACCCTGCGCAAGATTTCAGCCACGATATACACCCCGAGTTTATCATCGAGACTATTACCAACAATGAATTTACCAGAGGGGCCAAAGTTGATATTCTGTTCGTACTTTGGATAGACCATGAGAGTACCTACACCAATATCAAGACCTTCAAGCTCCTTCTTATCGGTGCATCCAAAGTCAAGGCATAAGTCCTCCATATTAGCAATACTGTCATACTCACTACCTGTCTGAACATGTATCGCCTTGTACTGAATAATACCGTCTACCATTCCATCCTTAGTGAGCGCAGAAAGTCTAGAACCAGGTAAGACACGACGATCTTCACCACTAATTCTAACTATCTTACACATACCAGATTCAGTTACCTCACTCACTAAGAAACCAAGTTCATCATAGTGACCTGATAACAAGATAGGGGTACCATTGATTGCACCTTTTGTAAATACTGAGTTCTGAAATTTGTCGGTGAATGCATGTCGGCTAAATTCTGACATATGATTGTTAAATACGTCAACCGCTGCATTCTCATAACCTGTTGGAGATGGTGCCTCCAATAATTCTTCTAAGAACTTTTGATTTTCTTTCATTTCTTTTTCTATGTTTTTATTCATTACAATATTAAGGTATCTAGGGTAATACAGAGTCCGCTTCAAGGCCTTCAAAAAATGACGTCTAGGAAGCCTCAAAATCCTTATTAGTGTAATGATAATAAAGCATTACCTGAAGGATATTAGAACTAGATTCTAGTATCCAATTATATTTTCATGTACTTGAAACGAATAGTACTAGTATTATAATGAGCCTGAAGGTGGTCTACGGGAGATTATAGTACGAATAATTTAATGAGGTGACATTAACTTCGGCTTGGCGAAGTAAAAATAGTAGACGTATTTCACTATTAATCAGTGATTGATTTGAAGTGGGAGTTTGTTATACCCGTGAAATATATAGGCCGAGCGCGTATAAAGGTTTTAAGGACACATTATGACAGACCTACATTTAGTGGGACTGTTTGTGTAACAAAATAAAGATTAAACTATAGCGAAGAGTTATAGTTGGATATGTATGGACTGAACATGAGGAATGATCAGCAGCAATATCAAAACACAGTAGTCAGAATATTATGACGAACTGAGAAATAATAGAATGTATGTATTGACAAGCTATTAAAGTATCGGGGTGGACTACTAGGGATTAAGTAATACAACTTAATTATTAGGTGAGGATTATATCGGTTGATATAGGACCTTGGTATAGTATTGAAGAAGTACTATTGCTCCACCTAATTAGTAGTAGGAAGTCTAGATAAGAGAAGTATCTAGCAAGTTATTAAACTTTATGACATTATTAACATTTTAAATTAAACGATTATGAACAGTTTTGTAAAAGAAGTTAAGAACGGAGCAGTTTGCTCTGCAAAAGTAGGTGCATGCGTGTTTGTATTTTACGGCGCATTGTCAGTAGTAAATTTGATCCTCGGCGCAGGTAGCAAAGAGGAAGTAGAAAAGACACCAGAGACTAATCCTACTGGTGAACAACCTTTAGAGGGTGCTGCTAAATAGCACTCTCAGTACATATTAACAATTTAAAAACTTATATTATGGATAAAGATCTTAGAGGAGAAAGAATTACTATCCTTACTGCAATAGTAGTATTGATAGTAGGTTTCATCTGGAACGTTAGCAATAAGGTTCTAGATAAGGTCGATAAGTAGAAAACCAATAAACGGGGTCTAGCAGTAGGCCCTAGACATATTAACAATTTAAACAAAGATTATGAAGAAAGAATTATCAGATATTTCTACTATTGGTATAGTAGTTTTATCAACTACAGCTCTGAAGTTATATGACTTATACAGAGCAAAGAGAGTTAGAAAATTGTATTCTAAACTAGAAAAATTGGAGGAAGAAAGCAATGAGAAATAATACAATTGCAATCGGATACGTGACTGTTATGGCGGTTGCGGCAGTGGTTGTCAAGAAATTTTATGACAGCTTCGAAAAAGATTTATTAGAGGATATTGAAAAATTCTCTAAGAAGAAAAACCAAACAAGTGCTGAAGAATAGTAAGCACTTAGACATATTAACAATAAAAAAAAATAAAGATTATGAAAACTATAATGAGTGGATTATCAATACTTTCATTTGTATTGTATTTCTTGTGTGTAGTCGTTCTGCACTTTAAACTAGGAAACGACACAGTTAACTTGGTATGTGACATATACCTGGTAGTTATGGTAGTAGTATATGGCTACTATGGTACAAAGATCTGGTGGGAGACGCTGGATAAATAGAAATATATTATATAACCGGAGACGCAGTTGAACATGTGTTTCTGGTTATATTTTTGCGTAATCAAGAATATAAATACTTGATCTGATGAGACATGTTTTGTCGAAACGCAGTAAAAATATTAATAGGAACTAAAGCTTCCAGAGGTTATATATTTTGTAGTTAGGGTAAGTAATTGCCCTAATTATTTTTCTCTCCGATCCCCTTGAATCCTTAACTATGTATGAAGGTTGATGAAATATTAGAAAAGTATAGTAGTGATAATATTGACCTGCTTTATAATAGGTTAGTAGGAATAACAATTGGGGAGAACTGGGAATATGATTATGAGGCATTTAAAAGATTCTATGACAATGTGGATGATCTATGGCTTGTATTATCTATGTGTTAAGAGAAGCGAAAAGAAAAGTAGTAGAAATTAAATCTACTACTTATTTTTTTTTCAATCCCTGTATAACTTATTCTCTTTTATTATATCCCATGTACCCTTGGTTATCCATGGGAGAGGGATTTTATTATTTCTCAGCAAGTTTCTAATGGCGGAAGAACTCACTGTGATACTCATGTCGGAGATACTATCACTATATCCTGGTCTACTTATTTCAACAGTCTTCCAGTTCTTTAATAGTTCTTCACCTCTATACCATTTCGACATATCTTTTACAGTGTCAGTCCCGCCAAGTATTACAAACTCAATATCCCTAGCGTATAAATTTTTCAGTGCCTCTAGTTGATCGTAGGTATAATAGTTTCCATCTTTATTCTGCCTACTCACTATCTCAATGCCAAACTGATCCTTACTAAAGCCATATTCATACATAGCAGACCTTATCATATCAGCCCTTAAGTCAACACTCACCGCCTTTCTATGTTTCCAGGGATTTTGCACTGCTGGTAAGAACAATACCTTATCAACTAGTCCTTCATTTAAGACCTTACTAACTATTGCAATGTGACCTATGTGAATTGGGTCAAAACTACCAAGTAATAATCCTATCTTCATCTCCACTTAATTAATTTTTCTGGGTTCCTTACTAATTCCTCTAACTCATGCAATTCCTTCTCATAGCTTGGGTACTTATAATACTTTTTAAATGTATTACCGCTGCTTTTAAAGAAATCTAGACTAGACTTTGCATCCATACGTGCAAGTTCTACTGCATAATTTCCTACCGACTCTAGGTAAGGTAACTTTAACTTACCATTCCTATCTAGTAGGCTACTACTAACCTCATCTTTTAAGTACTGTGGGAGATCTTCAAAGCTAATGACCTTACGATTACTATACAATAAGTCATTTATAAATAAGCTCCTGTGATCTTCCGTTATGTTAGTACAAATGACAGTATCAAAGCTAGATTCATCTATTATATCAGCAACGTGAAGATACAGGTCAGCGATATTAATATTTCCTGGATCTAATATAAAATCTTCATCGTCTTCTATATTTACTATAAAACTATAATCAATCATATTCTACTAAGCATTTCAAAAATTAATTGATATACTATTACTGCTCCGGTCAATATATAACACAAGCTAAACGCAAGCTCTGGTAGGACTACTTTATTTATATAGTACTTTCCACCATGACTCTTTAAGAAACAATACTTAACTGTGTCATACCTTTCTAGTAGCTTAACATAATAGAAAGTAGTGATAAACACAAACACAGTAGAGCAAGCCGATACTAAGTGAATATGCCCCACTAGTAATCTAAGAGTAGCTATTAGTACTACCATAAATAGATTAGTACAACTCAACCAGAACATCTTTCTCTTAGTTGATTGAAACCTAAGATAATCTTTTTCTGAACTCCAATATCTTACCATCCCATGTAAAATGTAAACTGTTTTATCATAAATGCTGTGTAACCAATGAAGTATATAATAATAAAGACATTCACAGCTTTCAATATCTTAATATACTTATTATATGTCTTCTTTATGTTGTGACGATCTAGGTCATCCAATCCCCTATTATTGACCCTGCATACATTAAATGTAAAGTCATCTATGTTTGCTGTGTCAATCAACATTACAGTACTAACGACAAATAATGTAGCCGCTAAGTAAATTATCATACTAAAAATTGTAAGTAGCATTACTAGATTTACATGCCAACTTACGCCCGATCCCCCAAGTAGTTCTTCCTTGTCGTACTCAATTTTAATAGTACTACCAATATCATGTGTTAGATAAGTCTGTGCATCTACCTCTTTTACCCAATTATACTTACTATTTTTCAGGTACAGATAGTAAGTACTTGATTTCTCTTCGTTTTCTGCTAGCTTATTGACTATCTTCCACTCGCTTTCTACCCTTGTGTGGTACTCTCTTGCATAGTCTTTCATGTCACTACGAAAAATCCATTGTAGTGATAATACGAACAGTGATATAATAATTAGAGTGCTCGTTATTCCTACCTCAGACCACGCATTTTCACCTACAGTAGCCCACCAAATACTAGTCTTCAATGGCTGGTTACCTTTCTTAGACTTTGCCTCGTAGTTCATAGACATAATGTTAGGTAGTATACACACCAGATTTCAAAGGCAGAAACACACAGAACAACTCCCAGTATTCCAAGCTGTAAGTAATCCTCATACTTAACAAACTTATCTGTTATCCAAAGTTTATCAACCTCTTTATCAAACATTAGATTATGTTCTTCTACCCTCCGTAAGAACAGGTAAGTGGAGGTTTCAATATTCCAATCTAAGAGGCCAGGTATGATAAAAACAGGTAGTGCCATAATACACATTGTAAATAGCAGCATAAAACAAGTGACTTTATATCCACCAATTGACTGAAGCTCATGATCTGTTGCCTCCGTTGTCAGTGTGTCGCCTACATTAAAGCTATCATAGTCAACCTTGTCTAGTCTCTTGTTTGTATAGTACTTACCCTTCTCAACTTTAACATAGTAGTCTGTCCTGTCCGTACCTTTGTCTACGTACTTACCAATAATCTTCCACTCTATGTTTTTGTTAAGGTCAGCTACACTCCTAAACTCTTTGACAGTGTCCATAAAAATTAGTTGGGTTACTACAGATACAGCAGCAATTACAAGTACTGCACCAACTACTCTCACTGTTTTTAAGAACTCTCTCCTATTCTCTAGGATCCAACTGAAACGAGATACTAATTTTCTCTGTCCAGACTTTTTTGCTTCTGATTCGTAGTTCATTATTTTATGCTAGCTTACAAGTTAATATTAAGTAGTATACACACCAAGTAGAGTAACCTATCATTAGAGTAACCACTATACCTTTTATTAGGTTATATCTGGTTACGTACAGGTCGAATTGTTTTTGTATTCTAGGATCATCTACCCCTACTCTATTATTCTCTGACATAATCCAGCTCCTGAACCTAGAATAGTCTGTATATCCCTTCTCAAAAAAATCAGCTACATTGCAAAATACTGCAATAAGCAATAGTGTCTGAATTGCAAGAGATACAAATCCAATTACCGCAAGATATTCAGGCTTGTTCTCAGGAAATAAGTCACTCTTAGTATATTCTATTGAGATCGTACTTCCGACATTAGTAATATTATATCCAACATTACTAACTTTCTTTGCCCACTTGTACTTACTATCTTGAAGCACTAGGTAGTAAGTATTATCTCTAAAGGTGTCATCTACAAACTTACCAACAACATGCCACTTTGAGATTGTACTAGTCTCCCACTCGCTTATCTGTTCCTTAGCTGTCCCGAACATCAGAAACTGTGCCACCATTATAGCAGCAAGTACGGTAGACATTATACAAATTGTCCTAACAGTTTCCCTAGCTTCATGGTTACTGTTATAAAAGATCCAATAAAAACTCGATCTTAATTTTCCATTTGACGATTTTTTCGTCTCTGCTTCGTAATTCATTTTCTCATATTTTTTGTTAATAATCTACTAATAAGGAATTTAGAGGAAAAAAGAAAAGGTAAGTACTTAATACCTACCTCTCTTATGATTAAAGATCTGCTATATCTTCCAATTCTTTAGTGTCCGAGTCGTCTGTAGTTGATAAGTAGTTAGAAATCTCCCTTACTACTAGGTCTTCTACATAATCTTTCAGCTCCATACTACCACCTGTCATATCAAGATCCCCAATACTTACACAGACCTCATTATTAATACTTTCTAGCTCTGGATACTCACCACCAAGTTTTAATGCTCTAGTTGCACACCTCAATTCTACTCCATCAGTTCCCAGATTTTTCCTAACTTGTAATAGAACTGAAATATCCCTCTCCTTCCTGTCTACTAGTGTTGGAATTCTTACCTCCACCACTTTAGACTCAAAATGTTCATCTCCGTCAAAGTATTCATAGTAAGTTGGAATATACTTAATCTTATACTCCCTCTCTAAGTATCTGTTGGGCCATCTTCTCGTCACATACTTAACTAGCCTACTCAGCTTTTTGAAATAGTTAGGGCTTGACTTAAAATACTTACCTATTCTTTTAGTGGCGAGATCTAATTCAAATCCCTCATCGCTAATGTCAGAGTAGTGTCTTTCGAACCAATCCCAAATTATACTCTCTTCTCCAGTTACATCAATAAACCTACAGCTGTCCTCGGGAAACCTATTAAAGCTGCTATCATAGTGTTTAACGTCAAAGAATCTAACTCCACTACACCTAGGAAGTCGCCAACAGTTTCCGATACTTGTAGATACTAATAATCTCTTTCCATCACTCTTTTCTAGTTCCATGCATTCGTAGAGGGTATCTTTTCTTTTTTCATCAACGCCTAGGTATGAAAACTTAAGCCCCTCATTCTCCCCTTCGAATCTATCTTTTATATATTCAAGAGTCTCATACATTTCTAATTCTTCCATAATCTATTAATCTAAGTCATCATATTCATGTGTCTCTAAAGGTTTTTTCTTAATAGATTCTTCAATATTATCGTCCAAGTAAATTCCCTTACTAATCATTGTTCTTGCGGCGATTATCTTTATTTCAACTGTCTGTATGCTTTCAAATAATCCTCTAATAAAATCCTGTTCTTCTTTTGGCGGGTCTGTCCTAGTGCTTTCAATTCTCCTCAAGTATACGCAGTCTTTTTGAATATTTACTGCGTCAATATTAGAGGAAGTTATTAAGCACTCAAGTCTCCCGCCAATCGTCCTCCTAGAAAAACTGAGACTTACTAACCACAACACTAATACTAAGATAATTAAACCAAGCCCTGTAATTCCAGCCATCCAGTATTGTTCTTGTATGGCACTGTAGGTTATCAATCCAATCATAGCCATACAGGAGATACCAGATAGGACTAAGAATATGTTGTTAATCTTCCTGTCAAGCTTATTACATAATCCAACTAGTGCGGTGATTACTTTATTAATATTATCTGTTTCCATGTGTTATAAAAATTAAAAGAGGGTCAAGTATAACAATGTATACTCAACCCGATTAGTACCTTCTTAGATTTCGGCAGCCTCAAACGACTTCTGCTCCATCATTCGAATTACTCTGTTAATATCAGATGCTCTCCTTTCTCCTGACCACTTTGTTTTTGGATAGTTCAGTTTACTAAGAGAACCTACTAAGTTATTCTTCTGATCAACATCGTAATTATTATAAACTCCAACAGGCTCTAACCATAATTGATCACTGTTATCACCTACTAGCTTAAATACAGCATACTTAGTAGGTGTCACAAGTACATCAACATAGCAACCTTCCTGGAATCTATACTTTGACCACCTAAGTTGATCTCTGACACCCACAATGATTGCTCTTGTTACGTTATTATTATTCTCAACCTCCCACATTGGAAATTTGAAATTGCCAAGATCATAGTATAAGTCAGCCTTCCCATAAACACCCTCTGCTCTGTCTAAGATATTCCTATACATGAAATCAGAAATCTTCTTAAATGAGTTTGTTCTATTGTGGATGATAGTAGAAATGACATCAAGATCATATTTCTTAGTGTCACCCTCTCTCATACAATACTCACCCTTATTCATTGTCTTCTCACTGATCTTAGTAAGTGACAAGAGTGGTACCTCATTAGAACTAATACCTGGTGTGTTAACCTGGTATAGATAATAACTCTGAAGATTTGTGTTGTTAAGGAAGAATGGATATACTCTTCCAATCATTGTGTTGTGTAATCTAGTACGTCCCATTTTTTAATAAATTTAATCTGGGTTAAACAATTATATTAATTACTCTCGTTAATTCTTTTTATTGTTAGGTGGAAGTCTAGTAATAATTCTACCCTTTGTTAAGTCATAAGGGCTCATTTCTACTACTACACCGTCACCTGCCATGATTCTGATAAAATTCTTCCTGATCTTACCAGAAATAGTGCAAAGTATCTCATGTCCGGAATCTAGGGTAACTCTAAACATTGAATTACCCAACTCCTGAGACACCTTGCCATCTACTTTAATATTATCTTGTTTCATATAATACTTCTTATTAAATTATTACTTTGGAGTTTCTGTCAGTCCTTAATATGACCTCTCGAAATCTACAAGCTACTAACTCATTACTAAGGGATTGAGGTACATTTGAGACCCCATTATAGTAGTTTACGATATCTGTTAGTGTTATCTTAAAGTATTCGTATTCAAGTGGGGTTCTAGTTGTCCCATTATTCTCTACCTTATACTCACAGATACAAGTACCGTAACTCTCCCTTGCTTTATCAACTAGCTCTACTATTACGTCAGCCACTACCCTACTAAGTTTACTAGTAAGAGGTATTGGTTTAGGTGTTCCAAACTTAACTGAATTATCTAGTTGATCAAATATCTCAGATTCGTATGCCCAATGATTCTTTCTGTACAGCTCAATATAACTATACATGCTGTTGAGATCTTTGAATATAGTCCCATCATCTGAATAAGAGTCTACAATGCCAGCAGTAATATCCTTCACACTGATACCTAGCTCATTAAAGAGACTTGTATAGTATGACACTCTACTGACATTATTATCATTCATTGTGTTGATAAAATAAGACTCAACTACATCATTGATCAAATCTTTATCCTGACTAGTACTATTCTTTGTGATACCAAACATCGTCACTCCCTTCTGAATAGAGTTAGTTGAGATGATAGTATTTAAGATTGTAGTACTTAAGACAACCTCTAGCTGTTCCTTTACAGGTGCGTCAATGTTGCTATAGTCTTTTACCTTATCTGACATCAAACTGAGAGGCTCAAATATACTGAAAAGATCTGTATAATCTCTCCACCTATCACCACCATAAGGGACTGTACACTTACTTACTGCACTGTCAATCATCAATCCCCAATAGTTAGTAATATCAAATCCGTCTATTGGTTCAAGTGCTTTACCGCTCTCTACCATAGGCTTAGGTGAAAATAGGACTTGTAGCTTATTATCATCATTAGTACCTTGACCTAATACATGGTTCTTAAGTACATCCTCTACAGATTTCTCAGTGTCTTTATTGATCTTACCTACTACTAGATAACCTTTAACATAATCCTGTGGGTCTACTAGTAGTTCAGAATCTAAGTTATCCCTTCTCCTGACTAGCACCTCACCTAAGTAGTAGTAAGTCTGTGTTTCTGTATCATATCTATAACCAGGCTTCCACTTAGCACATCCAGTTTTCTTGAATATACTACAATTAACAACCCTGGTCATCTCGTCAAAGTATTCATCGTACTCTTTCATAGTCTTACAAGCAAGTACTACCTCGCCTGGATAATCCTCTGAAAATGCAGCCTCAAACACAGAACCATCATTAACGATTCCCTTGTCAATACTACAACCTTCCAAGATATTACCTAGGTACCTTCTATCCTTTGCGAAATTACACAGCTCATACCACTCGTCTTTCTTAGGTAGTTCTTTAGACTTGATAAATACTCTAAATTCTCTACCTAACCTCACTTGGAACTCATTATTATCCAAGAGCACATCATCAAGTACAAGGTTACTCGCTCTATAGTCACTGTTAACCTGCTTTCTTACATTGGACTTATATACTTTCTTTCCGTCCATGTAGAGCCAGACCTTATTTTCTTGGTTACTTACTAATGCACTAAGCTCTGTTACTAATCTCCACTTCATACCTTAATTTTCTATTATTACTTTAACTTTTACTTTAACGCCATTAAATTTAATAGTTGTACCGCCAATAAATTTCTCTACCGACTTTAATACATTAATAAGGTTTTCATCTGGCTCTATTACCTTTTCTGGCGTTGTTAGAGTAAAAACTGCTTGCTTATACTTCTTCCTAACTTCATCAATGCCTGTAATAGACTCGAACTTGAATAGATGTCCACCTAGTAATTCCTCTGCCTCTCTAAACTCAGGAATATTCCAAGCTTCCCTATTTAGTCTAGCATCCAAGAAATCACTCATCTCTGCAATAATCTCTTGACCACTGCTAGGTGTTCTTCTGCAATCTATCCACCCATTCTTCTTATACCAGATTAGGGTTCTATTTACATTAATAACTAACTTCTTTAAAGTAACGGCTGCTTCCTTCATTGTTCTTAATTAAATATGATAATAGGCCATCAAGATTTTCCAAGTACCTTCTAGATGCACCACACCTATACTTCAGATCATAACAGAGACAGTTTCCAAAATCGAACATATAATATATAGTCTCAAACTTAAAAAACTCATCTTGCTTATAATCTATTCTATAACTCCCGATATCAAGGTAACTATATCCAGAATCGACCTCCGCTACTAGACGAACCTCACTAGTCCTTAAGAACTCATTATCAGTATAACTAGTAGTATCACTAAGTCTTGTCAAGGTAAAGCCAGGTAAGTCGATTGAATCCTCCTTACTAAGCTCCTCTCTTAACGTATCCTCAGTATCGGTGTCGGCTGGGTTGAGGACAGTAACAGATCCTACAAACCAATCATACCAAATAATCTTGCCACTATTCAATTTAAAGTCTGTCCACCTTAAATGTTCGGGCAGGTTAAGTCTATACCTGAACTTAATCGCCTTCTCCTTATTAAAAGTAGGGCGAAGTTCCTTGAGTTGTTCTAGAAATACTGGTATCATAGGTGATTCTTCTTAAAATATTCAACAATACTTGTACTACCCCAACTAACCCTTTCCTCCTTTGGACTTCTACTAGTTGGGCCAAATGTTTCTTCTACTGCATCTACATACATACTAGAAGAAAAGTCACAACCGCAAAAGAGATTATTCCACTCATCAGGTAGTAGTGATGATTCGATATCAAGCTGCTCTAATGCTAAGTTATCAAAACCTATCACAATATTTGGGTTAGGTTCAGACGTCTTACCTGTTCTGATCTCGAATATTAATTTCTTAATACCCTTCTTCCAGTTCTCGAGATCTACACTAGTCCCTGCTGCTCTACCAAACTGCTTATAGCCTAGTATTAAAATTCTAACAGGTCTATCTAGGTAAGCACTTTCATTGACAATCTCATAGAGCTTCATAATATCGTCCACTGGAAATATACCAGCGATAATATGAAATACAGACCTTTTCAACCTACAAACGCTCTTGAATAGTTCATCAACAACTGGGATCTTTTCAATGCTAACGCCAACTGCCTCATAACAATTGGCTACTATACTATAGCTGCTGATTGGGTCACAGTCAAATTCTCTCTGAAGTGTCTTATAGTTGACTGTTATTCTTGGTTGGAAATTGTTTGCCCTCAGCCACCCTACTAGCTTCTCTGCATCACTAATACAATCCTCATCAAAAATATCACCGCCACCTACTGCAACTTCAATTCCACACTTCGGGAGCTTATCTAGGACCTCAATTGTCTTCTCTAGGTTAAACTTCTTTGCACCAGCCACACTAGATTCATGACAATACTTACAACCTATACTACACGCATTGGTTATCTTAAGGTCAATACTGTCGGGAAAATCTGCACACAAGTCCTCATCGAATCTAAGTACTCTCTTCACTTTAGAACCATCTCGACGACTCATTACAAAATAGTTTCCGTTTATATACTGATAGCTCTTATTATCATTAATATATTTTGAACAGCTATAAAAGAATGTGTTTACTAATTCTTTACTCATTAACCTTAACGTTTAATTTTACCTTAATTAATCCATCATAATTACTCTCGATAAATTCAGCAGCATCTTGACCAAATAATGGATCACCAAATACATGATTTTCATCCTTCTTCCCAAAGGTCATTAGCTTACTCGCAAAATCTTTAGTTGCATAGTATAGGCATGGGTAATCATCGTGTCCTTTTGCCAAACGATGCCACTCACTATTAACAGGAAACACCCCTAGATCGTCCCTTAAGTTGATCAGGAAGTATATACTATCATTCTTAGCTGACCCTGTTAATATCTTCTTGTCTTCTGGTGTCATTGATCTAGCAGTACCGTTCTCAAAAACAATACTATTAGCTATCTCACAAGAAAACTGAGAGCTGGATAAGTAGTTATAGTCCGCATAGAAACACTCTAGTAGGTCTATAGGATACTCAGGGATATTAAACTGAACCTTACCAACCTCTCCACCGTAATCCAAAGTTACCTCTGCACCTACTATATTACTATTATCAAATGCAGGATTATAGAACTCATTCGTTTCATCACTATTATCGTTGCCTGTAAATAACCACGACTTACAGTTAAATAGGAAGTTCTTTAAGCTGTCCTTATTATCAACGATATGATCAAAGATGCAAGTAGATTCATGGTCAATTTCTGGATATCCTCCATCATCGGTCTTACTATTGACCCAAGTAAATTTAATACCATTAGCACCAGTAAACTTGCAAACTAAGTTACTGAGCGTTGATAGCTTTTTGTGAACATCCATATATTTTTGTGCGTATGATTTCTCGTTCCACTTAGTGCTATGATAATAGATACCACAGACATAGAGTAGTTTGTCTTTTATTGAATTCATTGCTTTCCACTCCCATCCGAAACATCTACCTGACTCTAAGACAATATCACCGTCTTCGTCCAGGTCTATGTCACTAGATAACTCAATACTCGCTCTATTAATTACAACGGAGTGAGATGAGCTACTGTTTGTTTCTGGGAGGTTAAATCTTTCTACTTTCTTAATTTTTCCCATAATTTATAATAATTAAATTTATTCATCTACTATTAAGGATTGTAAGGGAGAATAAAAAAGGTAAGGATGTTAAACTATCCCTACCTATATTTCTTTGTTTCCTTGTCAAGTATTTTTAAGAGCTTTGGTATCCTAAACTCCCCTGACATCATCTTAATATTTCCAGCTGCTACATTATCTGGAAGACCTATACCCTGTACCCATAATGGTTTTTCCGCCGATCCCCTAAGTATGGATGCACTAATCTCATCCGTCCTACAAAATTCAGACTTTGCTAGGCCTATTATTTTTAGTCCAGGCATGTTCAACTCATCAAATAGTTTCTTCCCTAGGCCATCTTTCTCTGTACCGTCATTGAATCGTAACCTTAGGAATCCATCCACTATTATCGTCTCTACCTTGTCTAGATCTACTTTCTCTACTAACAGGCCAAGAACACAGGGAAGCTCTCTCTTGTAGAACTCCCCTGGTATATAGGACGAAAAACTAGTGCAGATACTACTTATTATTTCGGCGGGTTCATCATCTGTCCACCTATTAAACAAGACACCAACAGTTAATGCGAGGTTGTCTGAATAATAGTAAGTATCTACCGCTAATTTCATACGTCCATTACATCCAAAAACTTAATCGTCCCTATGTAATCACCAAATACAGTGAGCTTATATTCTTTGTCTGACTTATCAAATACAATATTATAATTTACTGTATCATCCTTGTCAAGCTTAAATATAACTCTCCACTCATCACCTTTTACATGATGAAGCTTGAGACCACTAACCCTACCTACTAAGAACTCACCAGACTCTTTCTTGATTGTTGCCTGAATATTTCTTGAGTAACCTAGTAATTCACCCTGCTTCTTTGTCTCACTAATATCGGCAAGAGCAGTAAATGGTAAGGTAACTCTCTCTGCATAAAGACGAGACATCCTATCAAATAAGAATGACTCCTCCATCATCTTACAGTGAAGACTAAGCGGCATAAAGCGATTCATACTAGACTGAAGACCTTGACCCATGATATCGAAGCTAAAACCCTCTGGAATTATCTTCTCTGTGTAGACCTTATGATCCTCAGCTGTACTCTTTGCGCGCTCTGGAAAATAGTACTCAATCTGGTATGTCATTGTAATAGGGTCATATCCACTAATCTTGTTTATCTTTACCCTCTCACACTTAGTATCATAACCATCACCACTGCTCTTTTTCTGGTAGTCTACATAAATTGCATACTGACCAATGAGCTGTAAAATCTCTGAGCCCCCTGGAACCCACTTGAGACTACCTGAATTAAAACCATATCTCTCAGTCATTAACTTCAAGTAGTCTTTCTTTTCTTTCTTCTTATCTTCCATAATCTTTTTTATAGTTAAATAATACCTTTTTCTACTAACAATCTCTCAACCTCTGTCCAATCGATGAAAGGACGAACGCTAATAGAGAGATCGGTTTTCAATGGGGCACCTAAGGTAGCATCGTCAATATAGAGATGTGCAAAAATCTTCCTACTACTTGTCCATCTGTTCTGTGTCAAGTTCTCATTAACACCTACCAATGGAATACCTCGCTGCGCAAACCAATCAACAGCTTCCTCTAAGTAGTTTGGATCACCTGGACTTGTTGGCTCACCTCTCATTGTATAGAGAATAAGCTCATGCCCTGCCTCAACTAACCTCTTAAGAACTGGCACTGCACCGATATCCTTGCCAATCTCTGGAAATTCATGGCTAACAACAGTACCGTCAAAATCAATACAAATCTTCATCGTTTCTTACTTTTTCTTATTAGTCTTTTACAATTACTACACTTATACGTTGACTTAATCTCATTGCCTGATACTACCTCACTGACAAGCCTAATATCTCGACTCGGTTTCTTACAGTCTGGACATGCAAGCTCACTATTCTTGTCATCCTCCTTAGAAAATTGTAAGACAAGTGAAACTACAACTACTGCACTGACAAAAATACCCGCCAGGCAGATTAATAGAATATCCATCATTCGCTGTCCTCCTCTTCGTCGTATTCGTATTCTTCATCCTCATCTTCGTTCTCTTCTTCTTCTTCGTCTAAGTCACCCAAGTTAATAAAATTAAACTTACTACCAAAAAAGATTTCACCGGATTCTGGAAGTTCTGCAACAATAACAGTTCCTCTATCTTCATGTTCTTCAATACCAGATACCCAATCATACTTAAATGTTAGGTCTGGTGAAATAGCTACATAGTCTCCTACTTTAAATTCATCTTTCATAATAATACTTTGTTTTAATTACACTGTTAAGGAATACAAGACGGGGGAGTGGAAAAAATGAGCAGTACTATATTTCAAGTACTGCCCCTAGAAACACGGCGCATTATAAAATTCCAACTCGATAAGGGTGGCTCCTATAATTCCCCGTGTGTTTCTACGTGTGTTAATTTATTTCCATAAAAGTATTTTCTATGGTCGATATTATCAAGTAGACACCATAACTACTTGGATTCAAACCAAGTTCTACCTGCAACTTAATTGTTACAGCGCTTTAGTCCCATATAAGCTATAGTCATTGTATACCTCTATCTGACTCTATCGATTATTCTCAACCTTATATTAATTAACTAGTAAGGTCGTGATTGTTCAGTGAAGTTCTTAGGCTTCACATCAGTAATTGACTATTCAGCCGCATACTGGTTTTAGTTAAACTATGAACTACTACCACAACCTAACACAAAACGTTAACAATATAAAATTAAGAAGGTTTTGTGTCTTATAATATGGTTTAAAATTTCTTGTTACACATTAATGCCACTAGTAGTCCTTATAGGTCCCCAGTTTTTCAGCAGAGCATCGCCCCACCTCAAGCATTAATTTCTTGTGTCTTAATAATATAAATTTCAGGTTCTTTACGTAGGAATCATGCAAACACTAGAACCGCATTACATACCGCAATACTAATCTAGTTGTCACTTAGTAGATTTCCTCACGAAACTAACATCCACGAAACTTACTACCTCATGACCTGTTTATCCATGTCTCCTACATATATAAGAAATCGAGGCCTTTTCAAACTGCATTAATTTTCGAGGCCTTCATACTTCCTACACTAATAAGAAATCAAAGGGATCTCAAACGCCCTTATTTCTTAAGGACTACGGCAAAAAAAATAAGCTAAGGTATTACCCCTAGCTTACTTAATATTCTCACGTAACCACTTAATTATTTCATCCTTATTATCTACACCTAATCTTGTCTTGAATAACCTAACCACCACCTCATCAATATCAACACTTAGATTATCTAGCTCACTCTCATCATCGGCAGTCTTACAGTACCTACAAGAATCACACAGTACCGTATATCTTAGGTGGGCAGGTATTACATCCCACATACAAGCAAATTCCGGAATCTCAACACTGGCAACATTTAACTGACTACCACAAACAGGACACTTATACTTTCTCTCTATCATAAGGCAAAATAATATGGACAGAACGCACGGACATAATTTTCATCGAGGAGACTGACGCATCTAACCTCCGTAGGACCTATATACTCTGCGTCATGATTCGATGTGTGTAGGTGTCCGTGAATATTAAGGTCCGGTTTCATATCTTCTAGTAATGTTCTGATCTCCTTATTACCAACTGAACTACCACCCCAATAAACATCAGACTGCAAGACAATATCACTACAACCATAAGGAGCATCATGAGTAATAACAAGAGACTTAACCGTGTAACCATCAAACTCCTTCTCCAGCGCCTCCTTTGATTTACCTCTTACCTTGTCAAATTCCTCCCTCTGATACTCTGGCGGATACATAAAAGCCCAATCACCAAAGATCTTACACATAGGAGAGCCATACACATACACAAGATGGTTTGGTAGGTCATCGTCAAGTAAGAGGGTACTGGAATTGCATAGATAAGTAGTACGAGGACCTAAGGCACCTACAATTTTATCCAGACTCTTATTGTACATGTAAAAGTCATGATTTCCCGCCACTAGTAGGACCTTCTTTTTCACAGGCAAGCTATCAACCCACTCCTGATAATCCTTCTTTAACCACTTCTCAACCTTCCTATCGTCTTGTTGAATATTAAGAGGCACAATGTCACCTGCAATAATAAGATAATCAACCTCCTTATCTAGACTCACCCCTAGATCACCGTGTAAGTCTGAAACCGCTGCAAAACTAATATTATTCTTCTTCATCTTCTACTACTCTAACTGGTATATTCTTTTTTCTTGCTATATCAATCATCATCTCAGTTCCCTTATTCTCAGCATACGCACTCTTAAAGGCAATCACTGCGTTAGCCGTCTCTGCCATTTGTAAGTTCCTGAGATAACCCGCCTTCTTACCATGCTTCTTCCAATCCGCCGGAAATACCTCACACCTAAGACCATACTCGCCGGCAAATTTTTCACCTAACTTATCAGCACCTTCAGCATGACCAGATATGACAACAACCTCTAATGATAAGTCGGACATCTTTTTCCCTAGGTAGTATAAGCACTTCTTCTTTAGTCTAGCATAATCGGTATAACTCCTACTACCTGCAATAATAACTCTAAACTGATTTACTTTCATCGCAAAAAACTATTATTAATTCTCACACTAATAAGGAACAATGGACAGGAAGTATGCAAGATTGATAGTTTGGTAGTTTTCTTATTTTTTCCTATTTTTCTAATTTTGATATGCAGGTCGATGTATTCCCAGGTTAGATATAATAAAACTAGTAATGAATATGTGAAAATAACAGCTCCATGCCTTATTAGTAGAAATGAAAAATAAGATTAATATGAAAACAGGTAAGCTAATAATTATTTCAGCTCCCTCTGGCTCTGGTAAAAGTACTATTGTTCAGGGAATAGTAAGGGAGCATCCAGAATTAAACTTGGTATTTTCGATTAGTCATACTACAAGATTACCCAGGGGAACAGAAAAAGATGGTGTAGAGTATTTCTTCACTACACAAGAACAGTTCAAAGAAGATATAAGGTCTGGACAGTTTCTAGAGTATGAAGAAGTGTATGATGGCCAGTTTTACGGTACACACAGGTCACAGGTAGAAAAACTGATAGAGGATAAGCATAATATTATCTTTGACGTTGATGTGAAGGGTGGATGTAGTATTAAGAAGTACTATGGTGATCGTGCACTTAGTATCTTTATTCAACCTCCATCAATTGAAGAACTTAGGAGAAGACTTATTGATAGAAAAACCGACAGCCCGGAGTCAATCAATACTAGGTTGTCAAAAGCAGAATATGAACTTACATTCTCTGATAATTATGATAAGATAATTGTAAATGATAACTTGGAAAAAGCAGTACAAGAGACTTATAAAGTTATTACAGAGTTTATAAGTAAGTAGGGTCGATAATCCTGCAGATATATTATTAGTTTCATCATCTGAGATTTTAATTGTTAGCTGCAGTTAACAAAATTACAACATCTCTATTATCACTCCCTTATAAATAGGGAGTGTATTTTTTTATAATTAATTAATATTAAATTTCAGATGTTATATTTTATTGAAATGATCTCAGGTAAGAATATTAAAAACCCAGTCGAGGTTATTAAGATTGGTTTTTCAAGCAATTTTAAAGAGAGAATTAAAGCCTACAACACTACTTGTCCTGAATTTAAAGTTATTAAAACATTAGATGGTAAAGGTTTTAATAAAAGGTGCGAGTCTATTTTACATAGACACTTCTCTAGTAAGAAATATCCAGGTACTAGGGAGTTTTTTATAAAAGATGAAGAGTTAATGAGAGATATTAATAGCATAAAAACAGTCGAGGATATTCTGAAACTTAGAAAGAATAGTTACTCGAAATGGGAGCGTCTTAAGTTCCAAAAGAAATTTAAGGGTATAATTGTTATGAATTGGAATATTATAAAGACTGTATGTAATGAAGACATTGACTCCGTAATTGACTGTATACTAACAAAGGAAAATTATAATAAGGTAGAAGATATTAATATTTTTGAGTCAGTAAAGAATCTATTTGGTGTAAATATATTAGATTACCCAGAAGAAATAAAAGGGTGTGTCGATGGTTTCTTTAATGTGTACAATAAAATAGATACTCGGCAGAGAAAGTTAAAGTTCTTGTGTGAAAAACTTCCGACTCTTAACGAACTAGAAAGAACTTGTATATTAGGAAGTATTACAGAGTCTCGTTTCCGAGAGTATATAGAAGTACTTGGACTAGAGGAGTGTAAGGCGCAAGCATATAATACGTCACTGCTGAATAAGAAGTTAGATGTATTAAGTTTTGATAAGGAAAATTTAAATGAGTTGATTCTGAACGAGTTTAAAGTTGGCAGTACTTATCCAAAGTCTTATATTAAGATCAAGTTAGCAGAACTCTATAATACAGTAGGTTATAGGGCAACTGCAAAAGCGAGTGACCTGGAGAGCCTATTTACAATAAAGCCAAAGAAAGTAAAAAATGAAGTAGGTGAGTGGGTAAATGGTTTTAATATAGTAAGCAAGAAATAAAAAAACATTAGAGAATAGGTTAGACAATTATGTTCTTTCCTATTCTCTTTTTTTTTCAATGAAGTTCATAAGTAAGTAGTGACGTGGTCGGTAAGCCTGCAGCTCCCCTCCCCGCCTTCCCGTTGCCACAATATGAACCTCCTTCGTTACCACTCAGGAGAACCCTATTGAACCCGGGGAAGGTATTCACCTTATGTGGCGTCGCCGGCAGAGCACGGCTCGACGGTCTTAAGGGTAAACTTGATCAGACCCCTGAAGTACATCTGTGGTTAGGATACAAGAAAATACCGAGCGCCAGCGAAGGGATTTTGTATGAACTTTACAGATGAATATAGGGGTTTCCAATTTTTTTAAACCAGGATATATAAGTAGACTCCGTCTCACAATATAATGAAGTTGGAAAAGTAGTGGTAATAGTGCTCTAAAAGACTTATCTATGTAATAGATAGGGGCATTAAGCGGGCCGCTGCCAAAAAAGGCCGCTTAAGCCCGGAACCAAATTCATTAACATTAAAAAAAATAATTTACTATGACAGAAGAAGGAGCTATCGTAGTAGAAGTGCCTAAAGGATATAGGTACATCTCGGAAATTCCAGACTTTAAGATTAATGATTTCCCTCACATCCTGAATAAACAGATCCCGGGATGTGGATTTACAGAGTATTGTATTGACCCAGCTAAAAATAGTGAAGATATAATACTTTGCAGCCCTAGAAAGATCCTACTGCAGAATAAATATGATCAACACAAGAATGATGTTTTCTTAGTTGAAAATAAGTATGAAGTGGAATCTAGAACAGACAAGGACCTCACAAAGATAGAGAAAGAGAAAGGAGGAAGTATCTTTACTGAGGAAAAAGCACCGACAAAGGAAGAGATTGAACAGGCAGAGAAAGAGAAGGTAGGTTTCTTCAACGGCTTAAGAGAGGACTTGAAGAAGTATATCATAGGCTGTAGATTTCTTAAGAAGCCAGTGAAGATCTTAGTTACTTATGACTCATTCAGAATTGTCAAAGACATTATTAAGAGTATTGATGAGCTTGATAATTTTAGGGTAATTGTGGATGAATTTCAGAGTATTTTCACCGACAGTAGATTTAAGCCAGATACAGAAATGGTATTTGTTAAGAACCTGCAAGAAGTTAAGAAGCTCTGTTACGTTAGTGCAACACCAATGATGAAAAAGTATTTAAGTCAGCTAGAGGAATTTAAAGATCTTCCGTATTATGAATTAGATTGGGAAGTACTTGATCCCGATAGAGTAAGGAAGCCAAAACTTACTCTTAAAAGTATGAAGGCCATGTATACAGTAGTTGGTCCAATTATACAAAAATACTTAGATGGTAAGTTTGACTATAGATTTGTAAAAGGAACTAGTGAAGGTGAAGTAGTAAAGATAGAGTCAAAAGAAGTTGTATTCTATGTTAACTCAGTTGCCAATATTACAAACCTGATCAAAAGGGCAAAATTAAAACCCGATCAAGTTAATATTCTAGTAGCCAATACTCCAGATAATACAAAGAAGATACATAAGAGACTAGGTAGAAAGTTTAACATTGGCACAGTTCCATTAAGGGATGAGCCAAGAAAGATGTTTACCTTCTGTACTAGAACTGTTTACCTGGGAGCTGATTTCTATAGTGATAATGCTCAGACGGTAGTACTAAGTGATGCGAATATAGAGACATTGGCTGTTGATATTTCTTTAGATCTTCCCCAAATCTTAGGTAGACAGAGACTAATAGAAAATCCTTGGAAAGATGAAGCTACTGTTTATTTTAGATATTTACTAGATAAGAGTAAAGTAAATAAGGTAGAGTTTGATAATAAGATAAATGAAAAAATGGGAAATACTAATGGTCTTTTAGTAGCCTATGACGAATTAAAAACAGATGATTCTAGATATCGCATTTCTGACTGTTACTGGAAAATAGCGAAAGCTTATAATTATCGAGACGATTATGTGGCAGTAAATATCGAAGAGGATCCAGAAACCGGTGGGCCTAAACTTATACCAGTTGTAAATAACCTAGTATTGGTATCAGAGAGGCGAGCTTTTGATATGCAACAAACAGAATATGCAGATCGATTTACCGTTTTTAATGAGGTTGGTAAGGTGTCTACGATTGAGGCTATGAGTGATAAAGTCGAGTTATTCTTTGAGGAGTATGAGGCTGTTGAAACAAGGCAGAAAAAATTGAAGTTCTTATGTGAGAGTTTTGAGAATTTTGATAATAGTGAGAGGAGATATATACTCGACAACTTAACAGAAACTCATTTTCAGGAATACGTAGAAGTGCTTGGTCTTGAGGAATGTAAGGCGCAATCTTATAACACAGCTTTTCTAAATAAGAAACTTGATATCTTAAGTTTTGATAAAGAAAAATTAAAGGATGATATCTATAATGAATTTAAAGTAGGGCAAACTTATCCAAATACATATGCAAAATTAAAGCTCGGTGAAATCTATAGTAAAAATAACTTTAGAGCTACACCAAAAGCAAGTGACTTAGGAGAATACTTTGATATTAAGCCGGGAAAAACAAAAGATGAGACTGATAAGTGGGTTCATGGTGTTGTAATCATAAGCAGGAAATAAAAATAAATTTAGAGAATAGGTTAGACGATTATGTTCTATCCTACTCTCTTTTTTTTATTCCCCTATGAAGCTCTTGATTAATTCTGCTTCCTTACCTTTTTCTATGATCCCTGCTTTTACATTACTATATCCCATCTTGCTAATCTTCTCTACTAGTTCTTTGTCGGCTTCATTATAGAGGACATAGTAGATAAAATTTCCCAAGTCTCTGTGTGTGTAGATATAGTCAAGTATTCCAAAGTGTATATCAAACAGGTTACCATCGGTCGTATCAATTAAGAAGACGTCGGTATCATGTTCTTTCAGTTTCTTATCGGTACTACTAAGTTGGTATTTCAGTCCAAGTTCTTTTTTTATTATCTTCCTGAATTCTTTACTATCAAACACTGCCTCTCCTGTGTGATGGAATAATACTTGTTGTGGTCTCTGTATTTCATCGAACCTAGTATTAAAAGTTGAGGGTGTAATTTTAAAGCACAGGTATTCTCTTTGTGACCCAGGGAGAATACTTTTATACAGGTGAACATCGCTAAATTGTGCGTCATCAAAATCTGTGAGTCCTAGTGTTCCTCTAAAAAACCTCACAATAGAATCTGACGCGAGTTTTTCGAAGTTAGCACAATCTCTCTGTTTAATACCTGACTTCAAGATAAATTGTTCAGTGACTGTAAATTGTTTTGTTGTTCTGAGCCAATCAAGGTGCTGTGTAAAATCGATGGACTCTAATTGTCTGTCTATGATAGTTTCCATCTTTTTAGCCTCAGCATTTTTATAGATATAGGGTACTGGTTTTCCTCCCTTGTATAATAGTCCAGCCCTATACATATTATTAACAGAGATGAGTTTTACGTCATCCAGTGTAATTACTAAGTTTATTTCTTTTTTCATCTTCTCACTACAAAAACTAAGAAACCCAGAATATATCTCTAGGTTTCTTTTATTATTTTTATCTAAACGGTGAATCAACTCTTTTCATTCTTCCCATACTATTATCTATTTGGTTATTGACTTGTGATCTCGCCGCATTATAGTTGCTAATCATCATATCAATTTCCTGTTCTGAGAAGTATCGTTTTTCTTGTATATTTTTCAGATCTTGGTATACGGACTTAGGTATTATTTTAAACCTACCATTACCAAGTCTTATTGAATATGCAATAGAGTTTTCACCATGTCTATTTTTACATATATAGAACACACCAAGTCCATTAAGGTTTTGTGGTTCTTTTGTTCTGGTTATACATACATCAGCGATATGTCCCTTCCTACTTGACGTTCCTAAGTTTTGTAGTTCGATTGGGTTTCCGTCGCTCCATGTAAATTGTTTTGGTTGACATAGGATCCAGCTATTAATTCCTGCATACTTAAGTTTTGTAAATTCATTATAGAGATCACCAAACTCAGCATACATAGAATCACTGCCACCATTTTTACCATCACCTCCCATTTTAAAGTTTTCATCATAGTCAACAAAAACTGCCTTATATTTTTTGGGACTATCAATTACAAACTGGACAAATTCCGCTGCGTTAATAGTACCGGCAGGAGCAATGATGATGTCTAGCTTATCTCCTATTTGCTGGCTCATTTCCTTATAGATCCCCGCCAAGTTTTCTCTCACATCACGAAAAGACAGGCCGGTATAAATCGCAGCGAGTCTAATAAATAAGCTTTCCCAATCAAGGTCACCCATAATAAGCATACAAGTAGGAACCTTATGTACCATTGACATATGTAGTGCCTCTGCCTCTGCGATAAGTGATTTACCTACTGATGGCGGAGCACTAATGACAACTATATCACCAGGTTTAAATGCACCCTCTGAGAAAGATTCATTAACAAAGCTCAGTGATGATGTTAGTTTTCCCTCTTGTCCAGATTCCGCAACGATTGTATTAATATCTAGGTTATTAAAACTAGTAGTGCTTAAGTAATCAGTGCTACCTGTCTTAAATTCTAGCTTCTTAAGATATTCTAAGTATTCAGAGGGGCTGTCACTATAAAGTCTATTTGCTCTTTGTACATAGACAGTTGCAACAATGTCTCTGATATACTTCCTTGCGGGCTCAATCTGGTCTTTATTATATTTCTTATACTGGATTATCTTATTTAGTATCTCTTGACTTTCTGTTTGATTTTTACCGGTCTTAGCTAGGATACTTTGAAACAGAGGTAATCCAATACTTTCCAGTGGATAATCTTTAATGGCGCCTATTAATTCTTCAATGAGCGGATTTCCAGACGTTGATGGATTAGTCTTAAAGAAAATAGAGATATCTTGTATATTTGTTTTACAGTCCTGATATAAGAACTGATTAAACATTGATAATACTAGCTCTAGGTAATTGTCGTTGTTATTCATTTTCCATTCCTCTTAACTTTATTCTCACCAATAAGAGACTGCCAACTTCGTGACTGCAAAATTGTTAGTTTCAAAGATCAGACTCCTCCATTTCTATATCCTCAATCTCGCAGTACTGATAATAGTTGTCAATCATTTCTTTTCTTTCCTGTGCGCTCTTTGTATAGACAGGTATTTTTTTATTTCCGTATGGTCTCAAGGTAATAATGTTCATATGTTTACCTCTCGCCACTCGTCCTACACATTGAAGAGTGACACCTGCTATTTTCCCGGCGAACAAACATATATTTTCAAGACCTGGGAAATCAAGTGCTCTATAACCTGAACTAGTACTTGGAATGACATCAACTAAGCCTTTCTTGATATACTCACAAGATTCATCAAGTGTTAGTTTAGTCTTATTTCCATCCAGGTCATAATATATATAACCCTCGCCGCACACTAGCAGGACTCTAAGAACGCCGAGCCAGTAATTATTAATCCAATCATAGAGTATTGTATTAAGGTTATTCATCGGTATAAAGCACTTAGGGAACTTCTTAATTACCCTAGTGACTGTCCTACAAATATCCTTATCCATCCAGATCTGATTCATAATCTCCGCATATCTATTTCCCGCTAAGTCAACCTGTTCATCATCCAGTACTAAGTTGTCAAGGGATGCTGTTTTAATGCTGATATTTGTGACGCTATTGTTGAGTGGCATTCTGAAGATAATACTAGGGCCGAAATATTTAATAAGGTTTTTATTTCTCACCACCACTTCACTCAAGCCTTCTCTAAAACTAATTGCTTGTCCACCTACTTTATCAGCTGTACCACTAAATGCATAAAATCTCTCAGCGGATATACAACTATCATACAAGTATTCCCCTGCATCATTAATTGTATACTCAACCTCATCAACCAGTACCCATTCATATTCAGACAGGTATTGATGAAAAGTTTGATATTCGCTAGAGTCACTCTTCTTAACCTTGCCCGAATTCATCAGGCCACTAGTAATAACACAATCCAGGTGCCCATTTAGTTTCTTGTCGCAATTAGAAACGGACAAGCCAAATACATTCTTGCACCTCTTAACAAGTTCATCTCTGGCCTTATTTGACGGGCAGACAATCAAGAGTTTTTTACCTAGCGTTTCATGTGCATAATTCGCTAAGGTTGCAATTACTTGGGTCTTACCATAGCCAGTCTGTACTTGCATTAATCCTCTTCTGTGCCTAAGTAAGAATAGTACGTCATCATTCTGGTAATCTCTCAGTTCACTAAAAGGTACTGTCCTATATGTATCTGCCATGATAATATTACTTGCAATACCATTATAATCATCTACACTAAGTTTATCCTTCAGTGCCCCTAGTAAGAATCCAGACCATCCAAGACCTACTATATACTTAAATGTTCCGTCGGGTTGTGCATGTTTTATTTTTCTCCCAGTCTCATATATTTTTTCTACTTTCTCAACATAACCCCATTTCTTCTGCCATGGGATATATTCATAATTACTTGTCTTTGTTTCTAAGAAATAATGAAATGTTGGATCGTCTGTTATGAGAACTAGTTTATTTAAGTCTTGATCAAAAAATACCTTTAACATATAAATTCTGGCTTAACTACTCTACCTATGTTAAACTTCTTATTATTAAACTTCCTAGATATCCAGCCAACTTCACTACCTGGACAAATAGAAATCATCCTATTCATTCTCTCCTCTGGGTCTTCACCATCAGAACGAATTATATCAATCGGGCAGTAATCAATCTGTGTTTTTAGTTTATTCATTACTCTCTTTGATATACTTGTTTCGTCCATATAGATCAGTATTTTCTCTGGCATATATTCTTTAATGAAACCGATCTGATAGTCATTCAAGCTACTTCCCATGAGTGCAATTGGTATGTAATCTGGGGCTTGTATTAGGAGGGATACTGCATCGAATATACCCTCACACAAGATCAGTTTTCTAATTCCCTGTCCGTGATCTATTATGTAGACAGGCTTTTTTGAAATCTGTGGGAAATAATATCTAATGCCTTTATCATCATGACCCACATTACTAAATCTGATCTGGTAGTATATTGGTTCCCCGTGATAGAAGAACGGCATTACTATATTACCATACCAGAATTTAAATCCGAGCTGTTGATACAAGTCTTTCATGTACTTATGTCTACTGCACAAGTAATCATAACCAGCCTGATCAAAGTCATCGAATTCATACTGTAATCTATCTAACGACCAATCTGGATCTGTTAGTTTGACTACATTGAACGGTTCTGCACCAAATCCAAACTTAAGAATTGACTCTGGCACATTAACGCGGAACTCAAGCTTATCGGACACATGTATATAGTTTCTACCGCATACAAAGCAGTGTCCCACCGTCAAGTCAGTTTTTATATAGAGCTTATGTTTAGTATGCCCTTCTTTTTTACAGAACGGACAATGCATGATATATTCACCATTACCGTTTGCATGACTTTCTACTTCTGCCATTGACTTAACTCCATAATACTTAGATAGGAGTTCTTCAAAATTACAGAATATAAGTGTAGTTCCGTCCCTTCTTTTTACTTCTTTATATTCGAACTCGTCCATTTGTTTGAAAAAATTTGAAATCTTTGAGAGAACTTAATTACTCCCCCAAAGACTTCGTTAACTTTAGGTAGTCTTATTTCTTAGCATTCTTCTTTGGTGCAGCCTTCTTTGTTGGTTCTGGCTTTACCTCTTCTTCTTGCTTCTTCTCTTCTACCTTCTTTTCAGGTACTTCTTCCACTACTACCTCTTCTTTCTTAGGCTCTTCAACGACTGGCTCCTCTTCCTTCTTCTCTGGTGCTGTACCTTTGAATCGAATTACAGCCTCATCTAAGCTCTGTACTACAAGAGGTGTACATGCTGGAACACCTGCACAAAGATTAAGTTCTGATGGACCTGATACAATCAATGCGATCTCAGTATCAACAAAACTAGTAGAAATAAGTTGTAACATTTCTACATTTGGCATAATGTCTTTTGACACTGAATTAGGACCAATCGTAATCCTCTGTGTTGCAAGTGGTAATTCTACCTGTGAGTTCTTTCCGTTATAAATTCTCATGTTTACTAAATAATTTTATAATTAATAACATATATTTCTCTCATTGAGTAAGTTCCTAACACAAAATAGGAATTACTCACATATAAGGAATCTAATCTGTTGTAGATGCAGTTTCGTTAGGTTCAGGTTCTGGATCATCAAAAATCTCACGGAACACAAACTTACCCTCTTTCTGCAGTAGATAGAATGTCCTTAAGTCACCTGGTATTTCTTTCTTCCACCACAACATACCCTTCTTTACAGGCTTTCTAGTGAGTAGGACCATCATAACAGACTTACCAATCATAGAAAAATCATAGGACCAAACTGCACTACTGAAATCACACCTAATCAGATCTAGTAGTTTATACTTGGCCACTGCAAAATTACTACTCTCGTCTCCGTCTGATGGTAAGTGTAAGATATTCAGCAAGTGATTAGCCTGCTCAACAAACTTACTACTATCAGAGCTATCAGTTTCACCTGGCAGTACTACATCATCTGTATCCTTAGGTGGTCTCTGTACTGGTTCTGTCTTCTTAAGTTTCTTACTAGGCTTACCAACTTCAAGTACCATCTGATCTGCATATAAACACATAGTAGGATCATCGTATGGTATAATCTCATCCTTTAGCTTGAATGATGTAAATACCGCCTGACTAACACCCTTAACCGGTTTATTTGTAGATTTCTTGAGGACGTAGTTATTTCCTGCATCCTTACCTTTCAATCCGCTCAAGTAAAGTGAATCATTGTCGGCTGTATCTAAGTTTCTACCACTAATCACAGTAATATCAGAGTAGAATGCAGAGAAACCGAGTAAGTAAGGTACAGTGAATGCCGTGATATTTCTAGGCGCTGATAAATACCCGCCAAGTGGATTAAGACCTATTATTAAAATACCATTATCAGTACAGTAATTAATAAGGTCCAAGTTAAATTCAAGCGGGTTAATAGTCAGCGCAATATACTTCACGATACTATCACTGCCAACTGTCTCAACTATTTTCTTAACCTCTTCAACAGACTCAGGCTCCATAATTCCCCAAGCCTTACAACGATCACCAAGACCTACTACTTCAGATCCAGCCAACTTCCAATCTGCCTTTGAATCGATCAGTAAAATATCAACATAATCTCTCCCTATTAATTCGACATGACTCTTAACAGTATCACAAAGACCATCTAAGTGACTAGCATGAACAACCAGCTTAGTACCAGTTAGCTTGAATGACTCTACGTAATCTTTTATTAAGACGTCATTATTAGCTGGTATAGATGTTAAGATATAATCAAAACTACTCCCTAGGATCGCTGCTGGTACATACCCCTTCATTGTAGAGGTATCAATACAGGTTCCCTCTATTTTAAACTTTGTCATAATATTGAAATGTTAATATAGTTTTCCCTCGTCTCCTCAGGTAACCAAGACAAGTGAAGCCTTAAGTCACACCCAGGATTAACAGTTACTGTATTTCTTAAGAACACAGGATCACTAAGGACACCTACATTTCTTAAGACCTCATCTATTAAGTCGATAAGTAGCCTGAAGAAAGATTTATTCCTCAGTAAGACTAGTTTTATTACCACCTTATCAAGTTCAGACAGCCCACTAAAGAGAATTGGATTACCCTCTATGTCAGTTAGCTCGAAGATTGAATTATACTGTTCATTCAGCTTATTATAAAACTTAATACACTTATCAGGACTTGACTCTTTTAGCCTTAGTCTCTTAGTATTTCTAGTCTCAGTCTTTAAGTTAAACAAGTTATACCTACTATGATGTCTTTGATCGTAAGGTATAATATCTGCATACTTAATTATGTACTTATCATTTATTTTTATCTCTGACTTACCACTATCAATTACATAAAGATCATTGACTGGTACTATCTTAAGACCGCCTATGTTATCCCTACTAAATATCTTAGGGTAGCCAGGAATAAAATCAGGAAACCAGATCTTATTTCTATCAATACTATACACCTTCTGTAACCTCTTAAGTACTGCCTTGAATTCTTCGTAGGTGTGAGGTAGTGTATTATTGAAAAAGATCTTGTCAACTAAGAACATTTGTAGGTACCTGTCATCCTTAACGGTTACATAATGATCTACAATTGCTCTTCTAATTGTTTCTATTGCTTGTGGCTTTTCATACCTATCATCCTTCAAGCAATCCCAACAAGGTACTTTAAAACCAGTGGGATCTAAGTATGTTAGTGGATGTCTTGAATTACCACATCTATAGCAGTACTCATTCTCACGGAGGTCCATTTCATAGTAGACCGCCATATCTAAGAAGTGAGTATTCTTGAGGTGATCTTCTATTTCACCTTTGTCAGTAAATTCATGACTGCAGATCGGACATTTGAGCATCTGTTTATGTAAGTTTCAAATTCATACTTAATACCTTCGTCGTCCTTATAGAAACCTGACTTATAAAACATGTCAAAGCCCTCTACAAGTTTTGAATAGTGAAGGTATGTGTCTGCTTCCTTAGTGGTATGGAATCTAGTGAGGTGAATAATGTCTGTATATTCTAGGAGTTGCTTATATACACTTGCACCACCTATTACAAAGACATTAGCTTCACCACTTCCTTCTATGTAGTCTATCAGGTCCTTCAAGTTCTTAACACATACACAACCAGGGATATTTTTCTCTGTTAGTACTATGTTAGTTCTACCCTCTAATGGACCCCCTGGCAAAGAATCAAATGTCTTCCTTCCCATTACTACTGCGTGGCCCATTGTTTTCTCCTTAAACTGTTTCATATCTTCTTTATTATGAAACAAGAGACCACCATCTTTTCCAATACCACCATTATCATCAATTGCTACGATAATGTGAATTAAACTTTTTCCTATCATACTGCTACTTCACCTTTTATTGCTGGCCATGGATTATAACCAACTAATTCAAAATCATCTATCTTAAAATCATCTATCTTAGTCACCCCTGGATTAATTTTCACAACCGGTAACTCTCTAGGCTCTCTTGTTAGTTGCTCATTTATCTGCTCCGTATGATTCAGGTAGACATGCGCAATACCAATATTATAGTAGAGCTTGCCTGGTTTCTTTCCCGTTACCTGTGCAATCATCATAAGGAGGAGAGAGTAAGATGCAATATTGAATGGACAGCCTAAGAATAAATCATTAGACCTCACACTCAGGTTCATATCCAAGTACTCGCCCCTTACATAGATCTGAAAGAAGTTATGACAGGCAGTTAGGACGGCATCATGATTAAGACCTGCATTCCAAGAGTCAACTATAATACGTCTACTGCTTGGATCCTCCTTAATAAGTCTTATCATCTCCCCAATCTGATCAACTTCCCCGATATATTCATTCTTGCTGTTGAATTTAGGGTAGTGTCTCCAAAATCTAGCGTAGGGGATAAACTTGCCGGATTCTCTACTAGGCGGCCATGCATCCCAGATATGAATGTTTCTGTCCACTAAATAATCAATGCTATAACCGTCAGTGTGGAGAAAGAATAATAACTCCTCAATGACACCCCTGAAAAATACCTTCTTAGTTGTGAGGAGAGGAAACTTGCCTGTCGATAAGTCAAATACCATCTTCTCACTGAACAGATTTAAAGTACCTACACCAGTTCTATCATGCTCCTCAAGATTACCATACTTAACAACACGATCGATTAATTCTAAGTATTGTTTCATTTCTGGCCCTCCTCTTTCATCTTCTCAATAACTGCATCACTGTCTCCAAATCTTGTGCAAAGTAATCGTAAGTTGTCCATGAAATACTCCTCATTAAACTTACTACTTTGTTTAATTGAAATCTTGTACGTTGCCATATTATTTTTAAAATTAATATTCATACAACAATAAGGATAATAGATAGGACTAGCTACAATTATTACCACTACAAGTCATTTCTCTTAGTAAACAATAACTCACAGACCATAAGCTTTGCCATTGAAAATAACATGTGGGTGTAGTCTTCGATCTTATCTACGCCGTCCTCATCGAAGTCTATTATCTCATCCTTACTTCGAACATATACGGCATTATTATAGATCGACACAGGACCCACAACTAATTCAATGATCTGTTTTAAATCTTCCCTGCTTAAGTCTACAATTCTTAACGTCTTACCTAGTATTAATTCAGCTGACCTAACAATAACAGCAATGAGATAAGATTCAGAGACAGACTTAAAATACTTGTTACAGAGTCCGGTTAATTTAAAAGTTTGTACAAGTCTTGAATATTGAGCTGCTACATCTAAGTCTGATTGTAAGAGCTCTATTGCACTACTTGGATTTTTTAGGCCCATCTTATAATAGAGCCAATACAAAAATTTAAGCTTTACTACTTTCCAATTTATCATAATAATTAAAAATAAAAAGGGAAGAGGTGGCATGTAACACAAAAATACAACC